ACATTGCGTTGTTTACTTCGATGCAGAGTCCGCTATTGACCCTGGTTTCCTAAAAAACTCTGGTGTTGATATTAATGATAATTTCATGTACATCCAAGCAGTCTCTGTTGAGAAAACCTTGGAGACGATTGAAGACTTGATGAATGAATATCCTGAAACTCAGTTTTTCTATATTTGTGACTCAATCGCTACGACTTCTTCCGAGAAAGAGTTGGAAGGAGACTTCAATCCTCAAAGCACAATGGCGGTAAAGCCTCGGATCTTTGCGAAAGCATTCCCGAAACTCACTATCCCATTGGCTAATCAACAATGCACTATGTTGTTGATCAATCAACTTAAAACAAACATTACTTCTAATGTTGCAGAGGCTATGACCACGCCTTACATCGCACCTGGTGGAAAGGCAATCGAATACTTCTGTTCGCTTAGAATATGGCTCACAAAGCGCAAGGCAAAGGCTTCATTTGTAACTGACTCAAGTGGTCTTCGCATTGGTTCTGAAGTGAAAGTTAAAGTTGAAAAGTCTCGCTTCGGTTCTGAAGGTCGCACATGTGGCTTTAAGATCCTGTGGGGTAAAGACGTGGGCATCCAAGATGAAGAAAGTTGGCTTGAAGCCTTGAGGGTCTCTGGCTCTGAAAGATTTAAGTCTGGTGGATGGAACAAGATCTATGACCAAAATGGTAAAGAGTTTAAGTTCCAACGCGGTCAATGGCTTGATAAGTTGAAAGACGACGAGTTTAGAGCATGCGTATTCGACATCATGGACGAAGAAATTATCAGAAAGTTTGAGAGTGAAGGTAAGAATTTTGCTCTTGAAGGAGAGTCCGAAGAAGATTAAAATCTGAAGGAACTTAATTGCCTCGTTGGTTCGCCATCGGGGCTTTTTTTGTTTTTGGACAACTATTTAAAGAGATTGTGGAGACTATCTATGAAACTAACAGCAAAAAAATTAAAACAAATGATTTTACAAGAGATGGCTCGAATACCAGCTCACATCCCAACGACTGATCCTGGAATTGAAAGAAAGGTCGCCGACTTATTAACGGGCGAAGTAGCAAATGTAAAACAAGCCTCTGCATTGCTGGAGCCTGCAGATCTTACCAATGGCGTGAAAGAATATTCGCGCGAAGAATATCAACACAAAGTAACAGATTATCACTTCAAGGTAACTCAATCTTTTTATGACGCTATTTTGGATCAACTCAAGGCTAAAAGGCTTACAGTGCAACCGGGTTTGGCCGATATAATTGGCGAATGGACCGATGGTGACGCTAAAATTGTTATAAGGGTTCCGTACAACCTTATTATGAATCCTAAATATAGAGACATAGTGCTACGCTCTGATGAACCATATGTTGAACATATACAAGTCACAATAACAGAGCCAGTTGGTTAATTTGGAAAATTGCAATGAAACTAACAGAAGCAAAACTAAAACAAATGATATTGGAATCGATGATGCAAAGGTATTCTCTCTCGGACGATATTCCAAACGACATGAAGGGAAAGTCATCAGCATGGTTTTCTATGAAAAAAGACGACAAAATCAAGACGCGAATAGAGAGAGGGCGTGCCTTAAAGCAATCTTATGCCAAACATGCAGATGAAACATATCTGTCTCAACTTACCACGTATCACTATATTCCAACAAAAAAACTAGAAGAATTTTTTCAAACGGTAACATCCAAAGATGAACTATCGTGTGTTGCCTATGATGAGACCGAAGGAGAATCGATCACTTTCAATCCACCTTTGGGACAAAAGAAAAATTATGTGGCTTTTGGAGTAAATGGAAGGATAACCCTCCTGGCCAATAGAATGGACGATTTAAACACAGGTTCTGGCTCCGAATATACTGATGTTTTTCCGGAAAGAACAAAAAACTCCGGAGCAAATAAAGGCGTGTCTCACATACCAGATGAAGCCACTTTGTTGTCTCACAATATTTATGTCTTCGATGAAGATGACTGGGACCCCCATGAGGAAATTGGCAGAAGAATGAATGAAGCGTTGGTCGACAATTGGAATATTTGGGGCATTCTTGTAGACACAGCCGAAAAGAAATCTTACGTTGAAAGCCTTATGGTATCTGGAAAGATTCCACAATTTAAAGTATTTATTGTTTAACAAAATACTTGACAAACCCTCTGAGATATGTTATATTAGTATAAACCTCGGAGGATAAATGAAAAACGTTATTATTATTGACGCGTTGAACATGTTTCTGCGCTCTTATGTGGTATCTCCACATTTAAACAAAAAAGGTGTGCCCATAGGAGGCACCATTGGCTTTCTGAAGTCTTTGCAAAAGGTAGCTAGGGACTTTGACGCCGATGAGATTATCGTCGCTTGGGATGGACATGAGGGTTCTCAACGTCGACGTTCCATGAATAGCGACTACAAAGGTGGCCGCAAACCTGTGAGATTTAATCGCCGCATGGTTGAGTTGCCCGAGGATAAAGAAGAAGCCAACAAGGGCTATCAAATGATAAGACTGATGGAGTACCTCAATGAAATGCCCGTCATCCAACTTGTTGCCGACTTCACAGAGGCGGATGATATCATTGCCTTGGTGATTAACCACCCTCGTTATTCTGATTGGAAGAAGACTATCATATCAAGCGACAAAGACTTCTTTCAGTTGTGTCGAGAAGATGTGCAAATCTACCGACCAATTCAGAAAAAAATTGTTACTCAACAATCAGTGATCGATGAGTTTAGTATTCATCCAAACAACTTTGCACTTGCAAGAGCAATCGCTGGAGACTCTTCGGATAATCTGCCCGGTATTAAAGGAGCAGGTCTTAAGACCATCGCCAAAAGGTTTCCATGGTTAGTCAGAGAAGATGAGTATGTCGTAGCAGACATCATTAGAGATTGTGCGATGCAAGGAAAGAAACTGAAACTTCATGAAAGTATCGAGAGCAACGAGAAACTAATAAAAGACAACTATGCGATTATGCAACTCCAACATCCAAACATCAGACCTCTCAATAGAGAGTTGATCAACAAAGCCGTTGTTGACTTTGAGCCTTTTTTCGACATAATAAAATTCACACAAATGCTTTTTGAAGATGATGCCGGCACGCACAACTTCAGCGACTTGCTTCAAGTTTTTCGCAAAATAAAAAGATAAATTTACTTGACAAGTAGACCTGAACAGGTTATATTTAAGCATACACAAAATACTGGAGGACATATGGACAACAAACAAGAAACTTTTATGCGCTTTGGAAAGAACTTCCAAGAAAACCTTTGCCAACTCATGTTGGAAGACAGACCATTCTTTGATCAAATAACGGAGGTGTTAGATGTTAACTTCTTCGAGAAGAAATACTTGCAAGTATTCGCACAAACATTGATCAACTACAGAGACAAATATAATACTCATCCTAACTCTGAAGTGATGATGACTTTGCTGAGAACAGAGTTGAATCACCATGACAAAGCAACAGCCAAGGATGTGCGAGAGTACTATGCTCGCATTCATACATCAGATGGCGTTGAAGAAGCGGAGTTCATCAAAGACAAAGCAATTGACTTTTGTCGAAAGCAAGTTCTTAAGGGTGCAATGATCAAATCTGCATCTTTGCTCAAATCATCTTCTTTCGAAGAGATTGAGAAAGTGATCAAGGAGGCCTTAGTTCTTGGAACCGACAATAACTTTGGACACGACTTTCGTAAAGACCTGCTTAAACGCTTTGAGTTGGTATCAAGAGATCCACAGTCAACTGGTTGGGCACGAATGGATGAGATTTGTAAGGGAGGTCTTGGAAAGTCTGAACTCGGAGTCGTCATTGCTCCCACTGGTGCTGGTAAGTCTATGGTCCTCGTGCACTTGGCTGCTCAAGCAATCCTTGCGGGCAAGACTGTTGTCTATTATACCCTCGAACTTAAGGACACTGTGGTCGGCCAACGCTTTGACTGCTGCATTACCGACATTCCTTTGCAAGAGCATCGAGAACGTCAAAAAGATATTATCGCAAGAGTAAAAGATTTAGAAGGTACTCTAATTATTAAGGAGTATCCAACCAAATCCGCTTCCGTACAAACTCTCAAGAACCACATTGAGAAATTGCGTAAGAGAGGGATCGAACCCGATATGATCTTGGTTGACTACGCTGACTTGCTTAGACCTGTTCGTTCTTCTGGAGAAAAACGACATGAGTTGGAAGAGACTTATGAAGGTTTGCGTGGGTTGGCTCAAACTTATGAAATCCCATGTTGGACTGCATCTCAAACAAACCGCGGAGGTCTTAATGCAGAGGTTATTACAATGGAAGCAATCTCTGAAGCATTCAATAAGTGCTTTGTTGCTGACTTTATATTCTCTTTGTCTCGAACGGTTCAAGATAAGCAATCCAACAAAGGTCGTTTGTTCGTTGCAAAGAATCGTAATGGTCCCGATGGACTTGTATTTGATGCCTTTGTTGATTGGTCAGATGTTACTATCAAGGTACTAGACCGAGACGAAACAGCGGAAAAGATGCAATCTACAAATGATGCTCTACAGATGTTGAAAGATAAGTATGCGAAACAGGGGAAGTAAATGGATATATCACAAGTTTACACTGAAGAAGAAAGAAAAAAATTTAACAAACCACAGGAGAGAACAATGGATTTGGAAAAAAAGATTCTATCGGACATCACTGTCCACATGAAGTATGCCCGATATCTCGAAGACAAACAACGTCGAGAGAACTGGGATGAGTTGGTAACTCGCAATATGGAAATGCACATAACCAAGTTCCCAGAGTTGGAACAAGAAATTCGCGAGAACTATAAGTTCGTATTTGATAAGAAGGTTCTGCCTTCAATGCGCTCAATGCAGTTTGGAGGAAAGCCAATTGAGGTATCTCCGAACCGTATCTTTAACTGCGCTTTCGCACCAGCAGATGATCCCCGAGTATTCGGTGAGATCATGTTCTTGCTTCTTGGAGGGACTGGTGTTGGTTATTCAGTGCAGCACCACCATGTCGAGAAACTACCAGAAATCCACAAGCCATCTTCAAAGCGCACTCGTCGCTTTCTTGTTGGAGATTCTATCGAAGGTTGGGCTGATGCTGTTAAGGCATTGGTCATGTCTTATTTCAAAGGAACGTCCAAGTTACGTTTTGACTTCTCGGACATTCGACCAAAAGGTGCTCGCTTGGTTACTTCTGGTGGAAAAGCACCGGGACCACAACCATTGAGAGAGTGTCTTGTAAAAGTGGAGGGAATTTTAGATGCAAAAGAAAACGGAGACAAACTTTCACCCATTGAGGTTCATGATATCATCTGCCACATTGCGGATGCTGTTTTGGCGGGGGGTATTCGTCGCGCCGCTCTCATTTCTCTATTCAGTGCTGACGACGAAGACATGCTTGGTGCAAAAGCCGGAGCATGGTGGGAACTCAACCCTCAACGAGGAAGAGCGAACAATTCTGTAGTTGTAATGCGTCACAAGATCGACAAGCCAACGTTCATGAGTTTGTGGAAGCGCGTAGAGGAATCTCGTTCCGGAGAGCCAGGCTTCTACTTCTCAAATGACAAAGACTGGGGTTGCAATCCATGTTGTGAAATCGGTCTTCGTCCTTTCCAATTCTGTAACTTGGTGGAGATCAATGTATCTGATGTAAACACACAAGAAGAACTTAATGCTCGTTCTCGCGCTGCATCATTCATTGGAACACTACAAGCATCCTATACAGACTTTCATTACCTCAGACCAATTTGGCAACGCACAACAGAGAAGGATGCCTTGATTGGCGTTTCTATGACTGGTATTGCATCTGGTGGCGTTCTTAACTTGAACATGACCGAAGCATCATTGGAGGTTTCAAAGACCAACAAAACCGTCGCAGACAAGATTGGCATAAACCCAGCAGCACGCCAGACATGTGTAAAACCAGCAGGCACAACTTCATTGACCCTCGGAACATCCTCAGGCATCCATGCATGGCATAACGACTATTATATTCGTCGTTTGCGCGTTGGAAAGAATGAAGCAATCTATTCATATCTCGCCGCTAACCTACCTGAGTTGCTCGAGGACTGCCGTTTCCGACCACACGACACTGCTATCCTATCTGTGCCTCAAAAAGCTCCTGAGGGAGCTATTACGCGTCATGAGAGCGCACTTGATTTGCTCGAGAGAGTAAGAAAAGTTTCTTCAGAATGGATCAAGTCTGGTCACAAGAAAGGAAGCAACACTCACAACGTTTCAGCTACCGTAACCATCAAAGATGATGAGTGGGAAACTGTGGGAGAGTGGATGTGGAACAATCGTAGAGTATACAATGGACTGAGTGTACTTCCTTATGATGGTGGTACTTATGTCCAAGCTCCTTACGAAGATTGTGATGTTGAAACTTACGAAAAGATGCTCTCTTTGGTTAAAAACGTTGACTTGAATCTAGTTATAGAGACAGAAGACGAAACCGACCTATCAGGTGAAATTGCTTGCGGCGGCGGAAGCTGTGAAATCTTTTAAACAGGAGAAATTTATGAGAGATCAATTGGAAAAAATCATTCACAACTTGAAAGAAGTTTTAGAAGACCTTGATAAAGTAGAAGCAGGCGCTTATGGCTACAAATCAGCAGCCCCTCGTGCTCGCAAAGCTTTGATGGATGCTTCAAAAGAACTTCGCGATGTTCGTACGGTAATCCAAGAAGTCAAGAATTCTCACGAAGAAAAGTAAACTTTTCACTTGACAAACATTATGAAACGTGTTATACTATAAAGGTATAACACGTTTTTTTATTAGGAGGCTATATGCATTTACAACCATTTAACAAACACTTATTGATTCTTCCGTTGGAAGAAGAGCAACAAACAGAGAAGCCATTGTTCGTGATGCCTGAAGAGTATCAACCACCCAAGTCACCATATGTGATTGCTGATGTGATTGGTATGTCGGATGATTGCACTATTGGACTGAAACTCGGAGACACCATTGTCGTCGAAAGAACCACGATCCAAGAGATAAAAGCCCAATCTGAAACTATTTACGTCGTCAAAGAAAACTATGTCTACGGGAGAATAGATAAATGAAAATAAAAATTACAGAAGCTAAGCAACCGAAATACAACAAAGTATTGGAGATGCTAAAAGGAAAAGACCCAGAGGTCAACACCATTACTATCATGTCTGGACAGAACCCTGATGCGAAGCAGATGTATGAACCAATCAACAAGCAACTAAAAGAAGATCTCGAGAAAGATCTCAAGGCTATGGGTCTTAAGTTTGTTAGAGTTGGAGGAAAGTTCTTTGGAGTATTCGAGCAATCTGTAATTGTTTTGAACCCCGAGATCAAACAGATCGCTAGGTTAAATAAGAAGTATGGACAATGGGGCTTTCTATGGGGAGAAAAGTTTACAATCGAACCCGGAAATGACACCATGTTGTTCACCATGTATCAGATTGATAAAACAGGCGATGATCGACTATTCTTCAGAGCGAGTGGGTCTCACAAGGTCTCTGATGTTTTAGACCACTCCCAACTAGCAAATCAGCCTGATGATTTTACATTCATACCTAAGTCTCAGCAAGGTGACGATCCGGAAACAAGGATTGGAAAGAAATTTAACATCCCCGTATTTGAGGGATATGAACGAAGAGGGATAGATGACTGAAATTGAACTTTATGGAGATGGAATCGGAAAAGTCTCCTACATCCAACATGTTGGAGACGATAAAATGATTGCTAATGCTGCTCGTGTCTCGTTTGGTCAAGACAACGAAGCACCATTGACAAAGAGAGATGAAAAGCTAATCAAGTACTTGATTGAACACAAACACACATCGCCTTTTGAGCATAACTCGATCACATTTATGTTCGAGGTCCCAATGTTCGTTAGATCTCAACATATGCGCCATAGAACATGGGCTTATAATGAGATTTCAAGACGCTATACTCAAGTTGACCTTAGGTTTTATGAACCAACTCAATTTAGAACTCAACATGAGAGCAACCGCCAAGCATCAAACGTTGAAGGTCAAAAGGACCCAACAATCACACCAAGGTTTTTGGATACTTACTCGAAGTCAAGCGATGCGATTGCGAAATGGCACGACTACTCTTTGGACTTATTTGATAAACTTGTAGAAGCTGGAGTTTGTCGAGAACAAGCAAGAGGTGTCCTCCCACAGAACTTATATGCGAAATACTATGGAACAGTGAACCTGTCCAACTTGCTAAAGTTCATTGACTTGAGACTCCACGAAGGAGCACAGTGGGAAATCCAACAAGTCGCAAAAGCATGTCTTGAAATAGCTGAAGAGATTTGGCCTTATTCCATAGGAGCATATCGTGAACTTCGGGGAGCCTAAATTTTCTCTCGGAGACCTCGTAGTGTTCAAGCATGAAGTGGTGGGCGAAATGGTAACCGATTTGGGCATTATCATTTCAGAGCCCGCCCTTATGTTTTCTCACCAATGGCCGCAAAAGGATAGACCGGAGAATTTTTGGTCTTATGATGTTAAGGTTGGGAATAACCTATTTAAAATGGTACCAGAATCATTCCTTAGGAGACTTAAAGATGAAGATGAAAGTGAAGATACTTAAAGAAAGTAAAGCAATGCTTAAAGAAAGTTACATGGGACTGTATGATCAAGTTGGCGTTCAACCTGGCTCTCTAGACTTGTTTTTAAAGCACTTTGTGGAAGGAAACTTGGAAGATGTTGGTCTGAGAGTGTACGAGTTCATTAAGGACACGTATGGCTCTAGAATTGAAGCGCTAACTGATGCGGACATTCCAAGAACCTCAGCAAGAGGCAGAGGAACATCACTTCAGAAAGTCAAGAATGGTCTTTACTGGGGACACACCCATTGGTGGAATCAGATTTTTGGTCCAGCAGCTGCTGATGGCATCATCGAAATGAAAGCTCTTTTATATATGATGGACTTGACCGAGGGTCTCGAAAGAATTGGATACTCAACAATCACACCAGAGCAATTCGCAGCGCTTCCTGCACAAGACCAAAACCTAGTATACGAAAAGCACTTCATCGAAGACTATTTGGATAACTTTTTTGATCAACATGTAAAGATGTCCTCAATGAACAACACTGGCTTCCTCGATAACCCAGGAGTTGGAGCTGGACTGTACGGTCAAATGAAAGATTGGTACATGTCCACAGACGGTGCTGATGTTTTAAAGCAAAAGATCAAAGAGCTCATACCACTACTTCCACAGAGGGAAGTTTGAGATATAAAGTTCCAAAATTGATAATTGGAGGATCGATTGAAGCCATGTTATATGCTTGGCGCACGCAGTCTAAAATCCTAGTCAAAGAAAAGAAGTACGTATACCGATTTGACGAAAAATTTTTTCCGACCGTTTTCCCGGATTTCAACTGTGAAGATGCGAAACATTTGTCCTCCAATTTATCCTTTGCTCTCTCGTTCACCGGCTTAATGCCTTACGCAGACAATATAGCTAGCATACGAGAAGAGGACGGC